TGACCGTAAGATATATCTGTGAAATAAATATGTTGACAAATTACATCGAATGCTTCAAACTATCTACAAACCAACTTCCTAACGAGCTTATGTCATTGATTTCACTAAAAACAGAAATAATTAAAACTAACTGTGAATTTAATTTTACAACAAAAGAGTTTAACAGAACAGCATCAGGGTCTTACTTTAGAACTGAAAATGAAGTTCTGAAAATGACAGCAATGAAGTTAAGTCAATCTTTGAGGAATATTTCAAAAAATACTATTTCTAGAACTAATTATATTGATCATTTCTTTGGCCTTCAAGATGATGCTTTAAATAGATTTGTTAAATTTGTTCAAATAACCGAAAATGCTATAATTTTTGATGAAGTTCAACAAAAGCTCAGATTTTATTACAAAGATACAGCTAGGTGTATGTCTGGAAAACCTGTCTCATTTTTAGCCTTTTGTTCAACAAAGATTTTTGTAACTAGTTTCACAATAGAAGATTTTTTGATCCCAGAAACTGTGTCAACGGTCAATGGTTGGTCAGGATCAGATGAGGAAAGTTATTTTTCTAGTTCTGACGCTGAGAAAACTCCAATTCAGGAAAGAAAGTATAGTCTAAAATTTTTGGAGAAATCAAAAAACAGGAGATTATCAAAGAACGGTGATGAAGCTGATTCTTCTCAACCAACAGAGGATATAAACAATAATGAGCCTCAATTGACATGCTTGCAAAACTTATTAATTGATTTAGACATAAACCTGCCAACTGAAACTGATTCAATGTTAGGAGAAAAATTTAAAGCTGATTTCAAAAAGTATTTAAAAGACGAAAACAAGATTAGTTTAGCTGATTGCTCAATATTTGTTTTTTTAGGTAATTCAGAGAAAAAGGGTCATGTTTCTAACCAAGAATTTGACAATTCCTTTCCTATGAGACTTGGGTTGTTTGTTTCTTCTTACCACAAGAGAAACTTTTTTTCTAGTTTTTTTCCATCTGAAGAGAACGATATCTATTCAGATTACAATAGTGATGAATTTCACTTTGATGACTTCAACGAAAACTACGAAAAGATAACTGAGTCAATGATTGTTTGTGATAATTTTATGAAAGCTGTTAAGAAGATCTCAAAAGCAACAATTAGAGATCTATTCGATAACCAAGATGCATCTGATGATATCAAGTTTCACTGTACCCAGGTTTTAGAGTATTCTGAAGAACTGTCAGATCAGGCAAAAACCAAAATTTTAAAATCAATATCAGAGTTAATGGAATGCGATGGTGAACCACTTCCAGAAGAGATTTGCGAAAGTTTAGCAGAGTTATTTTATTATATGGCTTCTGATGAGGAAATTAAGAAAAAGGAAAAAGATGATGAGGACAAAATAAAGAGAGAAGAAGAACAAACCAATGAAGATGTTAACAAATTAAATCAACTGACAAAAAGTGTTATGTTTGAAGACAACAGTAAGTTTTTCTCCTTTTGCTCTAGAAAAAATGTTGAAGACAGACATATTGGAAACTGTGTTTGCAATAGGAAAACAAAAAGAACTTGTTTGGAAAATTTCCTTGATGAGCTCTTAATACCAAGTAAGAAGAATGTGCATCTTAATAATGATGATTGTCTTCACAAGTTTGTTGAACTAGCCAGAGATGACTTAGAAACTGTGACAGAAGCTATCAATAAATGCGATAAGTTGATATTTGTGGGAAAACTGGGAAATGAAATGCACATATCCTTTACGGAATTTGAAAATAGTCTAGCCGTTGATAACAAAAAACTTATCCTATACTACAAAAGAACCTATTTCAACTCAATGACTTGGCTGTCCAATTTCACCAACAGTCTTTTTCAGGATGCAACTATCTCAGATAAAATTAATCATCTTTTAGAGTATGATCTTATGACAGACTCTGAGAAACATCTAAAAAATTTAGAAATAATTCATGATCAGTTGTCTCGTCAAAAACTAAATCCCGAAAACATTTTGAACGATTTACTGATAGAAGAAATAAGAAGATTATTAAATGAATCCATTAACAGCAGTTCAAAGGAAATTGCAGTTGGCATTTGGAAGAACAAAACAATGAGAAGACTTACTGATTTATCCAGAAATGATGCCGATTTAAACATTGACAGCATCAGGACCATTATTGATAATCAGGCTATTATGGACCCTGTTGAGTCAATATCATTCTTAACATCTCTTTCTAATTTACATTCAGAAGGAGTTGACAGGATTCCTTTAAGAATGACAGCAAAGTTTGATGACAGTGACAACTTGTCAGACGAAGCTGTTTTAGCCATTTTAGAGAATCTCGACTATGTTTCCAGTAACATACCTGCCAACACTTTGTATTTACTTGACACCAACATTTATATAAAACTATTTGAAAGATCTATTCCTCCAACGACTTTCAGGGCAACAATTTTTGTCCCAAAAGTTATTGTAAACGAAATAAAACACATTAGTGATACCAGGATGCCAGGCTTGTTTCCTTTCTTCATTGAGACCCTTAGATATAATAAAATTGTTGTTAATTTTTCAGAAGCTGAAAGCCAAGCTCGTGGTGACAAAGAAGTTGTAAAATTTGACAAACAAGCTGTTCTTGTTACCACAGATAAGGCTCTACAAGACGATTGGGAAGGTCTAATGATGAGGAGAAATCCTGTTGATGATTTTTACAAGCTTAAAGAACCAATTAAAAGACTTTCCTCAGCTGGTGAAATTATAGGTGATGTTTATTTCAAAAATAACACCATCTTTTGTGAAAAACTATCAAAACTTCAATCCTATCTAGCTATTAATGTCATGTTAGAATCAGATCCCTTAATGCCCGAACTACCAGTGCATACAGACTTGACCAACACTGAATATAAGTTTCTAGAACAAGAAGACCCCGTTTATGAAAAATCTGACTTAGAAGATTTTTCTATTGATGAAGTATCTGACTTATGCGAAAGAGATCTTAGCAGGTTAATGTCAGAGTTTGAGTTAGTTGAAGGATTTAAAGTTAGGACAAAAAATCAATTTGTCAACATGAAAAGGGAATCATTAAAAGACAATTTTTTAAAAGCTGATAATCGGAACGTTTTGAGAGAGAACAGGGGATTTGTTGAGATAAACAGGTTTGGTAAACCCTCTGAACCTGATTATGAGATGGGTCCATTTTCAACAGTTGTTAATGGGAAAAAGGATTTAAACTCTCATTTATTCACCTTCAAAGATAATGATGGCAACAATATTTTTAAGAAGAAGTCTCCTAAAACAAATTTTAATAAAATAAAAAGTGAGGATCAAAAGCAGAGAATTCTAGCCAGGAACAAAAAATTCGTCAGTATTGAAGGTCTTGAAAATAAGTTGGAAGATAATCACACAAATGTTTTCAAAAGTTGTTATTCTGAATCAAATAAAAAATTGGATCTTGATTTCTCTGAATTGTATAAGGTAGAAAAGTTTAATCAAACAGCAGTTGGTAATGACCTAGAAACTGAGGAAATATCTAAACAAATTGTGAACTACGAAGTGCAGGTGAGCAAGGACCTTGAAGATTTTTCGAAACTACATGGACACATGATTCATGATTTCGTTAACCAAAATATTCCTAAGAACTTTGTTTACGTCAATCACAACAACTTTTACAGATTTGGCTATCTCATGTATAGAACTCAAACGTCTAGAACACAAGAAAAAAGAAGACTCATCAGGTATTTCTTTATTGGGATTGATAAACCTAAGGGGTTCAATGAAGATAAATTAGGAATCTGTTCAGTGACAGGCAATAAGATCTTTATATCAAGAGTTTACTCATTGTCATTGTCAGACGTCGTTTATAGATCTAGATTATATGGCAGTATTTTTTCTATTAGCAGATTCAAAGAAGTCAACATGACACTATTATTTTGGACCTTATTTTTTAGATCTAAGGCTGTCTCAGGACTTTTAGCATTCAATAAATTTTACAACACAATATCAAATACAACGTATGCCAAACTAAGTAATTTGACGAAAAAGTACCTCTCTTGTCTTCCAAAAAGAAGAACTGAAGAATGGCTCTTAGATAGAATTCTAACAATGATTGAAGAAAATTCAAAAGGAAGGGCTCATACTATTTTCGGGCCAGCAAAAAACCAGCATGACTACATGGAACTTGGAAACTTGTATACATTTACACCGACCGATATCACAACAAGCCATAGTTCTTACAATGGTTTCTATGAGGACATTATATCCAATTTAAAAACGGCTCCAAAACAGTTTAAAGAAGATGTTTTTGATAAAGAGTTCTCACCCACAAAAAAGACTGTTTCAAAAGGGGCTATAGAATACGGACTTAATAAAATTAAGGAAAACTATCCTTTTCCAGAAGAACATGAATTAATTGAAGATATGAACAGGGAATTTGATGGTTATTTTAACAAAAATACAAAAACAACAGATCCTAAAGATTTCAAGAAGAAACCAGGAACAGTTGTCCATTTAAGTACTATGAAAGAATTTTTGAAAGATAAGAATGAAGAGTTGAATTTGACAAAAACTGATACCAGAAACAGGTTTGAACCTCTTGAATATATTGAATGGAACTTGAAGAAAACAGAAGAGAGAGGAGCTATGATTCTTATGGGGAGAAAACCTCAGAACGATTTTGCTGACAGAGAGATAGCCATACAAGAAATGCATACAAAAGCTTCACATTTTGCAATTCAAATAATAATGAAAACTATATGTGATAGAATACCCTCAGAACTAGTAACAAAATCTCAGTTTACAAAACTTGAAAGAATTTCTGGTATGGAATTTGAAAACTCAATTTATTCAAACATAGACATGGCAAAATGGTCTCCACATGATGCTAAAATCAAGTTTAAAATTGTTATTGAAAAACTTTACCACACTAGTTTGATAAGTAAAAACATATACAATATCTTGATAAGAAGTTATAATGCTGTAGAAGAAGTATTTATTATGTTCGACACAAGAATTGGCAATAGACCTGGTTTGAAGTGGTACCTCGTAGAAGATATTGCAAAGAAAGGCATAAAAAACTCAAAACCAATCTTTGTAAATGATTTAAATTTCCATAAATTTAAAGGCAGGATTTTTTGTCCAGTTTTGATGACTGTTGGTTGGCCTCAGGGTTTAATGCATAACATTAGCACCTTTGTCCATGTCATCTGCGGTGAAGTGATAAAACCTGTTTTATACAAGTCTATTGGGAATGACATTCTGGTGTTAATACTAGTTCACAGTGATGACGGGAATATGTCTTTATCTTCAAAAAGAGAAATACCTGAACGGAATAAGTTAATGCTTATAAGTGCAGGCAATGTAGTCAGTCTTATGTTTTCTTTAGCTTATTCTCAGACTAAATTAAGCATATCACTGAAGCCATCACATATGTCCTACACTGAAGAACCAGCCAACGATGATATTCATTCAGAATTAGTTTCTATATACAATAAAAGCGGGAAAATAACAGATTCATGGGTGAGACAATCGTCAGAAATTATGTCAAGTTGTACATACAAGAGTTTCTCACAAAACTACTTGGCACTGTTGACCAGGTGTGTAACGATACATTCCTTGTCAGGACAGATCTTGTGGCCTGAAATCTTGTTCAGATATTATTCCAACCAACTTAAGGAATATTTTTTCCATGATAAGAAAGACGTATATGATAAGACAGTTCAATGGTGCGGTGATAAAAATGTGAGTTTAAGAAATATATCAAAGTTTGGCTTCTGGGGAGACAACTTAATCAGATTTATCAATGACCCAGTGTTCACTAGTTATCAAGTTAAAAATCCTGTCAGTGAAATTCAAAAGAAAATAGACGTAAAGAATCTTAGAAAATTCCAATTTCAAAATAGACTTGATGTTCTAAAAGGTTTATTCAAAAACAAAGATCGTTATGACCTTCCTCTATTAATTGATGAGGAATCTAAGAGGATCTCATCAGTGAAGTCAGGAGTATTTTTAATTTCTCAAGACCAAGATTTTTTTAATTACTACAAACATTCGAACTCAAAAAATCTTACAATCTTTGAAGAAAGAAGGAATCATTCCATAAAACTGAAGAAATTCCTCTTAGAAGTTGAATCTAACCCTGGAACACAAATGAAAAAACCTGAACTTAATTTATACACGTCCAAGCAGATAAGAGAGCTAAATAGGGAAAAGTTTGTAATGGAAAATGAGTCATTTTTAGATGAATTTATAGTAGGTTCTGAATCTATTTTAAATGAATTAAAAGAGGACTTCGAGATTCATGGAGAATTAAGTTTAAGAAAAACTCTCTCAATAGGAGGATCCATTTGGAAGAACTCATTTTCAACTCCTTTTGCCATATCAAGTGATTTCTCAGAAGCTGTGAGTTTAGTTTCCAATCCAAAATTATTCCGAACTTCCATAATTACAAAATTCAAATATAACCAAGTTGCTGATGATGTCAAAATGTTTTGTCTCCTGGCTGGTATAACGACAATTTCAGAGTTTACCAATTCATCTGGGATGTGGGATTACTTAAAACTTTTGGGTAAAAATAGATCAAATTTGAAAATGAACACTTTCACTGATGGCAGATATGGGGATGTCACTTATGAGAAAACAAATGATCAGAATGTTGGTATGTTTCTTATAAGAGAATTAAGTTTTAAGCAGACCATTAGAATAACTAGGTCTAAATTTTCAAAGAGATCTAAAGAATTTTGGGAGACAGTTGAATCAAGAGTTCAGAAAAGTCTAATTAATTGCTATGTAACGGGTAAAAACTTCCCAATCTCAACAAACTATCTTGAAGAAGAGTTCAGGAAATTCACAAGTCAAGAGATTCAGTCCCAGTTAAAGAGACCAGCTCCTAATTACATGAAATTACTAGTCCATTTTATTGCGAGAAAACCAATAGAATCAATTGGAAAATCAAATAACTTACTTTATCAAGATGAAGATGAAGATTATGGTGTGTACCATTTTGCTAATGACAAAACAAACCAAATATATGTAGTAAAAGGTGAAGAGACAATTATATCTTCAAAAAGCTCAAATGATTTAAAAAACTATATAAGAAGGAACCTTAAAACAAAGATCTTAATTAGAGACGACATAATAGAAGAAGAGGAAAAACAATATAGATCTGTTTTGCAAACAACACCTGGCATCATTACCTCTTGTGAAATAAGAAGATCAGAAGTCGTAGAAGGTTCATTAAAGAAATCTCCATTTGTGTTAGTCTCAACCTTAATTGACCACAGACAGGTAGTTCACACAATTGAAAGCCCAATCAATGTTAGAGCGAATAGCAGGATGAAAAAGGAAATGAAGAGCATTTTCCTGAACCTTTTTAGGCAAGGTTCTTTCATAGAAGTTATAGACAACAGGGAAAGACAGTTTATGAGGAGGGAATTAGAGGATTATGGGATCTTGCCAGAAGAATGTAAAGATCTTCTTGATGATATTTTTCCGTCAATTGATTATGAAAAATTCTCCAACATTGACATAAACATAAACCGAAACCTAAAGAAAGATGATATTTACCAAATAAGTCAAGAAATCTTCAGAATAACAAAGGCACCAATCAATTATTGCAAACAACACGAGAAGGGAATCTGCTATGATCAAAGAAATTCATCTTCCAACCCAATGTTTTGCTTAACAAAAAATGGACCTAACAACGTTTTAACTGCTCTGCTCAAGAGAAGAATAATAAACGAGTATGAAAGCAAAAGCAAGCCTGAAGAGGTGACGAATAATCTCAAAAATATTCTGAGCATGTTGGATGAGAGGTTAATTGGAGATTTCAATCACTTCAATAACCATTCTTACATTAAGTCAAGAATTTTTTACGAAAATCTGACTAATGTGGTTGAAGGAAAACCCAGCAACTTTGAGAAAATGACGGTGAGTCTTGGTAAACCTGAAGCAACACAATTCATGCCATTGTCATCAAAACTCACTGAAGAGGGGTACATTTTTAATACTGATATTAATAGTTTTTTGACCAACACTGGTTATCAGAGATGTGAAAGAATAGAAAGGAGAATAAAAAAAGTCATGCTTCAGAAGGTTTTTTCAGCTTTCTTTAATGACATGAAAAAAAGAAGCCCCGAATTGTTCAAAGAGGAAGATTTAATAAAGTCTAGCAGAAGAACAGTTATCTCTAAAATCATGAGTGGAGTTGAACTGGAGGATGTTGACATTAAAAGGATGGGTCTTTCAGATCAATCTCTCACCAACATTAGAAAAGAGATAAAAGTTAGAAGCGAGCACAACGATTTCAAATTGCAACAGCTTGAAAAAAGTCTTGAAGAATCACAAGAAGAATCATATGAGAGACTCTTAAGAGAAAGAAAACTAAACTATTATGTGATATCAAAATATGCATTGAAATCAAAATCTTTCATATCTAGCTCTTTAACTCTAAAGTGCAATGACTTAATTATGAGAAAGAGGAATATGGATTGTTTGGTGTTAAAAGATAGAGTCTGCGAATATGCCCTGATACTAACTGGGAATGAGCAAAAGGATACCAGATTTGTTCAGGAGGAGATTTTTAGCAAGTCAACTCTGATAAATTTTTCTGCCTTTGGTTTGGATGTTAGTTCGTTTTTCGACTTTGATCCAAAAGAAACTGTAGAATTTGCAAAAAGAATGAGAGATAAGAAGGCAAATGAGATTGATGAACTATTTATAGCAGAAGATATGATTGACATTGTTGAAAAAGGAAATGACTTCAAGGAAGATGATGAAAACAGAGAAGACGAGGAAGATGAAGAAGAGCCTGAAGCAGATAGATTGATGAATTTGGAAATAGGAGGAGAAGTTGAAATCACACCTGATGAAATAAGGAAATCAAAGAAATTAGTTAATAACACATTCAGTCCTAACTTAGATTTTCTGGATAAAATTTGGAAATTAATGGGGACAACTGATTTTGGTTTGTTTGATTCCATTTCATTAAAAAAGACCATAAACAATGTTTTAAGCCAGGGATTAAACAATCCAGAACAAACTCAGTCTTACAACAAAATAAAGCAGTTAGAAGGTGTTAAGAATTCATTAGAGATAATCAAACTATCAGCACCTTTCTTTAAGGAAGGCTTTGATAACTCAGTTCTCAAACGTCTTTTATCAAGTGACACTTTAATAGTTGATGAGAAAGGAAAGAAAAGTGTAATGCCGAGATTTGGTACTGTTTTCTCAACAGGGTTTAAAAACTCATCAGTTGAAAAAGTTATCAGAGTAATGAAAAGTTGTAATCTGAAAATAAATAGTACTGATCCCAGGTCATTGAGGTCTTTTAATGAGCTCAGATGCTCTTTGGGTTCTATCACTAAAGAAAGGTTCGATGATTTCAATGATGAATCTCAAAAAACACTGATTGAACTTAGGTCGTCAGTTTCATTGTTGATCAATGTCTTAGAACTAAATTTGTTAGATGTTGAAGCCATAGGTTCACAAAGAGCAATAAGCAAAGCTTTGTCTGAACTAAATTCACCAATAAAAATTTGAATATTGAGGGAATTTTTTTAAGTAACTATGTTTTTGGGTCAAG